GGTCAAGTATTTTCTAAAGAAAAAGGAATGAAGCTTGAAAAATTCAGTTGGGATTGGTTCGGAGAAGCAAGAACAATAACTATAGATAAAGAAACAACCACGATCGTCGATGGAAAAGGAAGAACTGAATCAATTGAAGCACGTATTGAAGAACTTCAACAACAAATCAACAAAGCACAAACCCCGTTTGAAATTGAAAAACTCCAAGAAAGACTGGCAAAGTTCGTCGGAGGAGTAGCTATCATCCATGTAGGTGGAGCTACTGAAACCGAAATGAAGGAACTTAAGGATAGAGTAGATGATGCACTACATGCAACAAAAGCCGCTATTCAAGAAGGTATTGTACCTGGTGGTGGAGCTGCTTTGTGGTATGCTAGAGAAGCAATTATGTACCCAAGTACAACAGGAGCAAAAATTGTTTACAAAGCATGTGGTAAACCATTTGAACAAATTCTAGTAAATGCTGGTTTCAGCCCAATGGAAGCTCAAATGGTAGGTTTACAACTTGATCCTTCAAATACCTGGTTAGGGTATAACATTAAGGAAGAAAAGTGTGTAGACATGAAAGAAGCAGGTATCATCGATCCTACTAAAGTAACCCGAACTGCACTACAAAATGCAGCCTCAGTTGCAGGAACTATTCTCTTAACAGAATGTACTGTAGTGGATGAACCAGAAGAGGAAAAATCAAACCAAATGGACCCAATGATGGGTATGATGTAAGTTATGGAAAAAAAGGTTGTTGAAAAAAACATCTTAATCGCTCGGAGAATGCCTCCGGGCGATAGATGGAAATTGGAAATAGAGGAAGGTAAAGAAAAAATCCATGGTTCTTTAACTGAAGCTTTAGAAACATATATGGTGCTAACTGGCTTTAGAGGTGAATATAGACTTGCCCCCATGAAAGGGGAATTGTATATTGTGCAAAATGAAGAACAAGAAATAATCCCTGTACCTGAAAAGAAATACTCTATTTATGGCGAATACTAAAGAACATAGTTTATTTGTAGAAAAATACCGTCCTTCTAGTTTAGAAAATTATGTAGGTAATGAACACCTTAAAACCACAATTTCTAAATATCTAGAACAAAACGATATTCAAAATCTTATATTTTATGGTCAAGCTGGGGGTGGTAAAACTACTTTAGCTAAATTAATAGTTAACAATCTTAATTGCGATTATCTCTATATTAATGCCTCTGACGAAAGAGGTATTGAAACCATTAGAGATAAGGTATCGGGATTTGCAAGTGTAGCTTCATTCAAACCCCTTAAAGTGGTTATTTTAGACGAAGCAGATTTTCTAACCATTCAAGCACAAGCCTCGCTTCGCAATGTAATCGAAACATTTTCTCGTACTACAAGATTTATAATGACCTGCAATTTTGTAGAGAGAATTATTGATCCATTACAATCCAGATGTCAAGTAATTAAGATTGTTCCCCCCTCTAAATCTGAAGTAGCTAAGCATTTAGTTTGGATTCTAGAGAAAGAATCTATATCTTATACATTAGAAGATATTAAAGTTATTGTAAACCAATACTATCCGGATTTAAGAAAATGTCTTAACACTATTCAATTAAATTCTAAAGATAGTACTTTAAAGTTAGACAATTCCATTTTAGTATCTTCTAATTACATAGATAAAGTAATTGATGAGTTAAAGAAATCAAAACCATACTTTAATAATATTCGACAAACAATTGCTGATTCAAATGTAGAAGATTTTGATGAGCTATTTAAAGCATTATATGAACGTGCTTCCGAATTTTTACCTAACAAAGAAGGAACAGTAGCTATGCTTGTAAATGATCACCAATACAAAGCTAATTTTAGAATTGATAAGGAAATTAACACTATGAGTTTAATACAAAATCTAATAAATAACAAATAAACATGGAACAACCACAACTTAACATTGACTTAAAAAACACTACAGGAATCCAGAATTCTGAAGGTGGTAGCGTATTTCAACAAGGTCTTATCTTGAGAAAAATCTCTAAATTCATTGCAGGTACACCTGAAGATGCAATTCTACCAATTCCAGTATTTTACGACCCACACACATTTAAAATCTTTGGAGAAGCACTACCAAAAGAATTGCGTGAAGAGCTTAAAGACGAAAGTATTTAATGAACAATATTTTTGATTGGTTAAAGGAAATTAATTCCACAAAATCCCATCCTGATTCATTTTCTAATCAGGATTGGGATGTTTGGAATTCTTATATGGTTCACAGATTCTTAAGTATGAATCCGGACTATATAGAACTGGTAAATGAAATTCAAATATTACCCCCAACCAACAAAAAGCAAATATATTCAATTTATCGAGAATATATTCCTAAAAACAACAAATGGTCTAAGTATGTTAAATCTAGTACTAAAGAACCAGACAAAGATTTAATTTTACAGCTAAAAAAATACTTTAATGTATCTGTTAGAGAAATAAAAGATTATTTAAAAATTTTAGACAAAAAACAAGTACAAAGTATTTTAGCTAAACAAGGATTAGAAGAAAAAGAAATTAAAAAACTACTAAAATGAAACTAGAATTATACGAAATGTTAATGACTCAAGCAATGGCAGAAAGAAGTAAAGCCATGCTAACTCTTAATCTATTATCTGAACATCCTGCTGGCATTGGAGATCACTCTACAACAGATTTTTATAATAATGCTGAAGAAGCATTAAAAATGTTAGTAGATGCAGATGATAAAATGGAGACATTGCAAAAATATTTTAGATCTAAATCTGTAATCTAATGAGCGATTCTATAACTGCTTACTACGATAGAGAAAAAGATAGACAGGACAGTTACGTTCAGTCTGTAAAGGAAAAATTTGAGCAGCGTTCACAAACTGGAATTAAAAAATATAATACCACTCTAGAAAGAAATGATTTGAATTTTTTAGATTGGTTAAATCACCTCCAGGAAGAATTGATGGATGCTACCTTATACATTGAAAAACTAAAAGATTTTGCCCAGAAAAATCCCTAAAATAATTAAAGAAATTCAAAAATTTACTCCTCCGGGGGTGGATTATTCTTATCAAAAAGGAATTTCATTTTCCCAGATGACAATATTCAACAATTGTCCTCATAGGTGGAAACTACAGTACAAAGATAAAATTAAGACATTTACCTCCTCTATCCACACTGTATTTGGAACCGCTATACACGAGGCGATTCAAAAATATCTAGATGTAATGTACTCTAGTAGTGGGGCTGAAGCCGATAGGCTAGATTTAGTTGAGATATTCCAGGAAAAGTTTATGGACGAGTACAAAAAACAGTACACGTCCAACAATAAACAACACTTTTCTACAGCTGAGGAAATGAGGGAATTCTTTGAGGATGGAGTTGGAATTTTAAATTGGTTAAAGAAAAAACGAAACAAATACTTCTCTAGAAAAGGATGGTATTTAGTGGGTTGTGAGGTGCCAATCGTAATTCAGCCAAATAAAATGTATAATAACGTATTATATAATGGATTCTTGGATGTTGTAATGTACCATGAACCAACTAATACCTTTAAAATTCTCGATATAAAAACAAGTACTAGAGGATGGGGTGATAAGGAAAAGAAAGACGAAAACAAACAATTCCAACTAATCCTATATAAACATTTCTTCTCAGAACAATATAATATCCCAGTTGATGATATTAGTGTTGAATTCTTTATTGTTAAACGAAAAGTGATGGATTGGGATGATGAAAAAATCTTATCTCCACATCAAGCATACAGAGTACAAACATTTATTCCTGCTAGTGGGAAAATTAAAATAACTAAAGCCAAAGAATCTTTAAATAATTTTATAAAAAAATGCTTTAACACTACTGGGGAAGTTAGAGAAGAGGAATATCCCAAAGTTGTAAGCAAGTGGAATTGTATGTACTGTCCCTTCAAAGAAGATAAAGATAATTGTGGAGAAGGTATTATTTTTTAATACTCCTTATATATTTATATTATATACAAATATACAAACATTTTAATTAAACTTTAAAACTATGGCTAAAGACTTAACTTTAACAAGCGTAAAGATTCAAACAGACCTGTTTGAAAATTTCAAAATTGAGTGTGTAAAACGAAAATTTAGTTTTCAAAAACTTGCCGATCGGGCTATTTATTTGTACCTTACAGATGAAGATTTTCGTAAAAAAATTACAAACCAAAACA